CTCCTTTGAATGGTTCGGGTTCGGGTAATGGTTGCCAATACATTTCATCCCCAGTAAGATATTCGCTACATTGCCATTCTCCATCAATCGTATAATCGATCCAATATTCAACTTCGTTATACTCATTTTTGCCACAACACAATACGTTATCACTTTTATCGTAATATCCTGTTTCATCGTCAATAAGTTCATGTTCTTCTGGCAATCTTTCTTCTACTGGAATCCATTCGCCTACTTTTGGTTGCTCATTGATTAAATCTATTACAAAGTTCAATGTGTTTTTCATAACACTTGCATCTCGTCCATACAAGTTTCCACAACCTGGTGTAGATTCTGTATCGATACGTAATATTCCATCTTCTAAAACTTCGATTAATCGTTTTTCATCAATCATTTATACCATCCCCACCCATTTCTTCTTATTCTATTTTTTGCTCTTATAAATTCAGATTGAACTTTTTTATAAGAATCTATGTTTTTGTTTTTAAACCAAAATTCAACTATTTTTTCACGCATTCCATCTAATTCGCTTCTTGTTTTACAGCTTTTGATTTCTTTAATCAATTGTTTTTCATCAATCATTTTCTGCTTTCTCCAATATCTGATAAGATTCTTCCCATTCAAGCTTTGTTCCACAATTTGAACAATAATCAATCGTTTCACTACCACATTCTAAATCTTCTAATGTGATTCCAATTTCTGCATCACATTTAGGACAATAACAAATGTCATCATTAACTTTTACTTGCATTCATTCACCTCCATAAATTCTTCATTACCAACAAATCCATCAATCATTTTCGTCATCCTCCAAAATAACACATATGCAATCAGGATACTTTTCGTGTGATAAAACAGTTTTGATTTTCAAATTTAAAGCTTTATCCGTCAGCCAAAATTCACTCCCTGCATTGTAATGATCTATTTGAATATACATATTGCCTTGTTCTACATCATCAATCACGCAAACTGGTTGAATGGCATGTTCTAAGAACTCTCCGAGTGTCATTCTTTAACTCTCCTGTTCCAAACCTTTATAGCTTCTTGTCTTCCTTCTTTATTCTGAAAACTTGCAGTTAAGCCACAATTTTCACAAAAGATCATGTGTAAACCAGTAAAGCCTTTTACGATATATACTTCTCCTCCACAAAACGGACATGGTTTTAATTCTTTCATTCCTGTACTTCCTTTCTGTAAAAGCGGTTTGGTTCATATTCCAAATAATTTGTAATAAAAGAATTTTCGGAACGTTCGAACTTGACATAAATAATTCCATCCAGTTCAACACATCCTAGTGAACGTATGCATTCTTTATTAACGTTATCCCATATCCATATACATTTTGGGATTTCGTCCATATATAGAGGTGGATTTGAGAAGTGTTCTTCAATTAGAGAGTTTAAAGTGCAATAATCTTCTTTAGCTTTCCCACTAGTTCTATAATCACTTCGTGCCACTCCTATATTGCATAGGATGTTGTTTAACGCATTTTCACATTCTTCTTTAGTTAACATCATCTTTCTCCCTTATAGGTGGCATTCCATACCCTTCCAATATCCACTTATTTATCTCTTCTTTTGAACATTCGTCTGCATATCTATCACCCCACGGATTGTCTTTAGGTGGTTCGCCTTTGTAATCTTTAAATCTTTCTTTTAAAGTCTTTTTGTCTCCAAAATGTTCTTTGATTAGCTCTTTAAAGCAAATGATAGCGTCAACTGTTTCATATGATACGTTTTGTTTTAATATTTCTAATGCGTGTATGCATTCTTCTTTAGTCAACATCATTCAAATGCCCTCCACGTTTCTTTTTCTACGATATCCCAAGCACTTGGTGCTTGTTCTGCAACAATACAATGTCCGTCTCCGTCACTGAATGGACATAACAAACAATCTCCATACGTATCAGTTGATTCTTGGCACGTATCTTTAATAATGTGTAATGCATTTAAAATTTCTTCTTTTGTGTGTTTCATAAATCCTCCTAAACATTTTCAAAGTCTGTAAATATAGACATTTGACCGTTCTTATCAATTCCGTTTAAACGGTCAATAGACACCTTGTAATAATTTTTGTCTAATTCAAATCCTAAGAATCTTCTTCCAATTTCTTTGCTAGCAACACAGGTTGTTCCACTACCCGAAAAAGGATCTAAAATAATATCGTTTTTCTGTGTTGTGTGTAGTAAGTGATTCTTCACTATTTTCAAAGGTTTTATAGTTGGATGACCGTATAAATCCTTATCCAACTTATTTATCTCTTGAACGTAGTATTTATGCTTTATATCGTACCCATCATTTAACTTCACTCCCTTTTCACGGAAGTACAAACAATATTCAATATCGGGTAGCCATATGTTGTTTGTGGTTGGCATTGGATTTGTTTTGCACCAAACTAGAATTTCATAATTTATATCAGTCTTAGCAAAGTAATTCATGATGTCTAATATCTGCAACTTACTACACCAAATAAAGCAATTTATCTTCTTCATCACTCGAACAAAATCGTATAAGATACTAAAATCTATTCCGTCTGAAATATCTTTTAAAGATTCTTTTTTTGCTATTGTTCGTTTTGCTAAATCGCTGTGCCCCACCCCGTTCTGCATGTACAGGTATGGTATATCTGTATAAATGCAATCAATTGACTTGTCGGGTATTTTCTTAATCAATTAATAGGCATTACCCAACAATATTTTGTTCATGTTTTCTTCTAAAAAGTTCATTTACCAACATTTGGAGAAACTCATGAGTTTTATACGGCCGTAACTCTTTTCTCCTTTCTTTAATTGATCTTTTTTTATAAATAATCTTCTAACTCTTATTGAGTTAACAATTCTTTGCAAAAATCTTATTGTCCATTTAAATACTCCCTTAATGAGAAATGGAATTTTTCAATAACTTCAATCACTTCTTTGAGTGTCATTGTCTTTTCCTGCACTTTTTCTAAAAGAATTTTATGTAGACACCCTTTTAAAGCCGTCTCTAGGCTTGGATAGTAGCCAACATTGTCTTTCCTAAGGTATTTCTCCTTAGTGTCCTTTTTCTCGGCTTCTACAAGCTTCTGCAAGATGAACTGTGTTCCGTCTGAATCAACCTGATATTGTTCATTTATTATTACCATTTCACTCTGCCTCCTAAAATAGTTGTGTTTGTACATTGCTTAGCATTTTTTCTTTTGCCAAGTTATAAAAATCTTTCTTGATTTCAAACCCATAACAACTTCTACCTAATTCTGCACAAGCTCTCAATGTACTTGCACTTCCTGCTACTGGATCAATTACTACATCGTATGGGTCTGTATATATTTCGATTAACTGTTTTAAAACAGATACTGGTTTTTGTGTTGGGTGTATCTTTGGATAATTTCCTCCACGATCATATGCGAACCAGTCCAGTATCATTCGTCCGTTGTTATTAAACTTTGGCAATTTATCTCGATAAAGAACAAGTGCAGTTTCAGTTGCTCCACAAATTCTCATATTTGCTTTTAAAACTTGACTTGAAGTGCTTTTGATAAAGAACAGTGGCATAGCGTGATTAAATCCAAATTGTTTAGCATAGTCTTTGATTTCGTTTAATTGTTGCCAAGAACAGAAGATAATCATACAAGGTGCTTGCCCTCTTTCCTTTGGCTCTTTCTTTAACAATCTCGTGCAAAACTGAAAGAAGTTGTATATTTTAAAATCTTTGTCTGTATCAAAAAATTCTTTTCCTGCTTTATCTGATTCACCATTTTTATTGTCGCCACCCACATACCAATCTGAACGACTTCCATAAGCATTAATTCCTATGTTGTAAGGAATGTCTGCGATGATAAGTTGTGCTCTAGGAATTTGATAACGTTTGGCATTTTCAAAGTGATCGTTGTACAGTTCAATTTTTACTTTTTTCTCAAACTTATCCATTTTCTTTTCACCTTTCAAAATCTACGTACCACAAGCTCTTAAAACGAATTGCCTTAAGATATTCCTGAACTTCTGCAAGTGCTATCTCATTTTTGAATGTATCTATCTCGTCCATCAATCGACACGCTTTTTTAAGGCTTGCAAGAAGTTCTATCTCCTTGTTTTTCACTTTTTCAATCCTCCAATTTTATGATGAGATACTTTCGATTTAAACGAATGTTTCTGTACATTCGGTTTCGTATCTTCTTTTGTCCAATCTTGAGATAATCCGATATCTCTTTCACACTGCCTATAAAGCAACACGCATCGTTTTCGTCATACACTGCATACTGCTTTAAGTGTTTATTCTTGTTCGGCATAATCTAGCATTCCTGGCATTGGCTCGTATTTGCCATTGCTCGTTTCCTCAAGAAGCATGAACGCAAACGCAAACCAAATCGCATAAACAACTACACCTATCAAAATTTTTCTAAGTTTCACGATTCAAACCTCTTTTCATTTCTTCGACTTGTTTAAGCAATTCATCATCAGGTTCTGTTTCGCCTGTATTCTTGTACCAATCAGGAACGTTTTCGATATTCGAGTTTTCTTTTGAAACTTTTTGGTTTAGGTAGCTTTCAAAATTGTTTCCAAACAATGTTTTTGGTCTTAGATATTTTTCCATGTCTGTACCCATCCATTCGCTACACTTGTTTTTGATAACAGTTTCAAAATCGTTTAATCTGAATCCGTCATTCCATCTAGCTTTTATTTTGTCTTTCGTTACTTGATTAGTATGTCTGTAATTTGTTTTTGCAAATTTATTCAAACAATCAATGATCTCTCTGTACGGAATTTTTTCTTTATTTATTTCTTTTTTCTTTTATATCTATATCTAAATCTTTATCTATATCTAAACCTACAATCAAATATACTTCTGCATTTACACTCATTATTTATTCTGCTTTCATCAACATTTGAATGCTTTTCATTTCTCCACGTGTTTCTAACATTGGCTTAGTGCTTCTATCTTCTAACTGTTGGATTGATATTTCACCTGATAAATATAACCTCTTATCCTTTTCTAATACTTCTTTGTATTTCCTTTCAAATTCTGTTCTTTTATATCCAACTTGCTCTTTATTAGAATACCCTAGCTCTGATAGAAAATACGGACTAATTACATTCTGAATATTAGCAGGTAACTTCTTATAATTCATTGTTGCCTGTTGTATATCACATTTAGCATTTTTTAAAACCAGCTCCCAAGCTTGATTTACTTCAACTTGAAAATTAGAACATGATTCAAACATTACATTTTTTACTTGAGCGATATTAGGGGCAAACTCTCTAATATCTGTGTAAATAATATGCTTTACTGCTTTAATAACTTGATTCACATCATCATTCTTAAAAGCTTCGCTCCATAAGTCTAAAAACAAATCCCCTTGCTCTTTATTCCAATCTTTAAAAGATTGCGGATACGTTGTTTTTAAAATCGTAAGAATTTTTCTTGTATCTTCAAATGTCATATTTCCTCCTAAAATGGTAACTGATTTAATCCATTTTTATTTTGTTTGTTATTTAATTCAAAAAAACTTTTCCAGCTATTCATTACACTTTGATTTACTATTTCAATTTTTGTGTAATCATCAATAGCTAGTTTGTCTAACTTCTTTAGATTTAATTTAAGTGCGTCTATTGTAAATCCTTTAATTTTCTTTCGCATATCAACGAATGATTCTAATGCTTCTTTTAATTCTTGATTATTTGTGTAAGAATCAACAATAGAAACGTAAGTTTCTTTATATTCTTTAGTACTTGATTCATTAGTATTTAATTCATTAGTACTTGGTATATTAGTATCTTTATATAGGTCTAGACTTTCTACAGATAGAGTATCTACATCTAGATTTTCTACCCCTAGACTTTCTATACCTTGTTTTTTGCCTTCTTGTTTTTGATTTGGATTTTCAAATACATCGTAGATATATTCAAATCTACCTGTTTTTGATTGATTTGGATTTAACTTTGTTACAGTTAAGTAACCATTTTGTTTTAACTCATTTAATGTAGTTTTAATTGTTGTTTCATTTTCTTTGGAAATAGCAACTAAACCACCTATAGTATAGTTCCAATCATTTGGCAACGATAACATAACACTTAGCAACCCTTTTGCTTTTAAAGATAAATTCTTGTTCTTTAAATGACGATTGCTCATAACAGAATAGTTTTTATTTTTTTGTACTCTAATCACTGACATTTTATTCTCCTTTCATCAATCTTTTCAATTCTGATTCTTTAACTCTTGGTTTGTTGTTGATTCTAACTGTTTTTAGAATGCCTTGTTTTTCCCACCTTTCTAGAGTTATTCTAGTTACTTTTAGAAGCTCTGCAACCTCTTTAAATGTGTATAACTGTTCCAAAATATCACCTCGTTTCTAATAATATTATACTACAATCAAATACATAATACAACACGTTTGATTAAAATTAAAAGGACTGTGTAAGTCCTATTTGTTGTGGCATTGGAGAATACTCTCGGATAATTGTTTCTTGGATAAACAACGCAAACGCAAACCAAATCACGAATACAACTACACCGATCAAAATTCTTCTCCATCTAAATACTTTTTCTTGTATGTATGAGCGACTGCCAACGCAGAATATATGTCTGATTTAAACCCATAAAAATAACCTGGAGATTTCTTTGTACCTTTTCCTTTGTTTGGTGTATAAGGCGCATAGATATCTATTAAAGCTCTACGAATGTTCGTATCATTTGCTTTTAACGAATGGCACAAGCATATCTTTTCTTCCTTTCGATATATCATCAATGGGAATTTTTCGTGTTCTCTAAGGAATGTTTCTTGCAATCTTCCAATGAAATAGCACGTTTCAAAAACTTCTTTACCTACTGGCATTCCATAACTTTGAATGCCCTCTATGGCAACGTGCGAGACTTTATCTACTTGCCATATAATGTCTAATAAATCTTCGTTATAAACTTTCCCTTTATTGATTACCTTTGATAAATCATCCGTTACGATTACAAAGGCAGATTCTATGTTTCCAGGATCAATAGCAAATATCATTTACATTCCTCCGTTCTCATACTTGATAGCCTCAAGTAATTTCTTCCATGCATTGCAGATATTCTCTGCACTTTGGTAAGCGTTTTTAAAGCGTGTGAGCTTGCATTCAAGGTCTGATAAGGTATTTCTATCCTTGATGAGTTTTTGCTCGGCTATACCCTCAAAATAGGACATAGCAGGCACTTTACTATCAGGATTCTTTGTCTTATATTCATCTCTAGCGATATAAGCGTATATTTTACTGTTCGCACTCAGTTCATCTCGAACTCTGTTGCGTTCTTTCACGTATCGTGCGATACATTCTCCAAAGAGAAACAACTGATTCGATACATTCTCTATGTTCTTAGCAATTTGATAAGGTGTATCTGCATCGTTGTCTATGCAGGAAATCAGATAATCCACTTGATTTGCGATTTCTTCTTCTGTCCAGTCTTTCATTTGAAATGGATTGAACATATACACGTTCTGCCCATCAATTAGCATTTTCCATCACCAACTTTCTTTGTATGTACTCGGCATAGATACCTGAAGTGTTTCCATACCTATTTCTGAATTTTTCGATATAGTCTGTTTTGAATACTTCCATGAATTCTTCATGACTGTATCTATCTTCAAATGCCATTTGACACATGGCTTGAATTCGTAACTCTAAGTTTCTATCGTTATGGATTGAGTAATTCGTTTGATTATGCCAGTCAGGTCTTAACCATATCCAACAACCATACTCAGTAGACTTATCACGGAATGCACCTCTGTATACGTGGTGTATACAAAGGTTTTCTTCACGTGGTTCTCTAGTAAAGAAGCATTCCTTGATTTGTCCTTGTAATAGGTTTTCGTTATACAAGACTGTCTCCCAAATCAATATCCTGTTCTATAACTTGTTGTTGCACAGGTTGTTGAAAGTTTTGTTGAACTGGTTTAGGTTGTTCAATTGGTGTTGTATCAACCATAGGCATTTGAATGTCTCCTTGTTCCTCTTCGGTATATAAATTATTCAAATCGTTAGGGAATGCCTCTCTTAAAGCTTGCACTAAGGCAACTTTTTTAATCATTGTGGCTGGTCTGTTCGCCCAGTTGCTATTTAAATTTCCATCTTTAGTTCGCCCAGCGTATTCTTCAAAAGTAACTTGAACATCGCTAGGATATTTTCTATCTTTTCGATAGACCTTTGCCCATCCACCTACAACTTGTTCGCTATCCTTTAAGAAGAAACCACCTTTACGCTCAATAAGCTCTCCGTCTTTATTTAAAACAATGATTCCACTTTCTGATCCATCATATTGGGGATTAGCTTCGGCACGTTTTAAGAAAGCTTCTTTTGATACAACAAATGTAGCTGGTTGTGTACTAAATTTAATTAAATAAATTTCTTTTAAGAAAGGATTCAATCTTTGCCCTCGACATAAATGAACAAAATAATTTACTTCTTGGTCAGTAACTGCACCATTTCCATTTGTTAAGTAGTTACGAACGATACTAGGGCTTAATGTTACTGTATCGTTTCCTACTGTAAAAGTCGTAACAGACTCATTTGATTTTCTTGCTAAACTGTTTTGTACTTGCATTTTATAACTCTCCTTTGCTTGTTACCTTGAATGTAAATGTTGTGTTATTTTTCAAATCAATTAATGTCTTTGTAAGTTCTAATAATTGTTCACGTGTTCCCTCAACTCTGAACTCTGCCCAATTTGTATTTTGTTCTACAACCTTATTTTCAGGCTCGTTAGGTATGCTCTGTTCAAAATGTAAAGGTTCTTGAACTATTTGTTCTTCCTTTTGTTTTTGTCGCTCTACAGACTCTCTGATACGCTTTAAATCGTCTGCCTTAACTTTGGCACGCATTAAATCGTAATCTTGGAAATACACTTCCTTGATTTGAGCGATATCTGTTTCATCATTAGGTAAGAACGTTTCCATAAAACCTAAGTCCTGAATAATTTTGTCATAGATAGCATTCAGGTCTTTTTCAATGGATTTGTTTGAAGTTGTTTTGTTCAACCATTTCTCATTGAATTTTGGGGTTAAGTCATAGTGTTCTCCGTTGCCTTTGCTATCTAGAAGTGTTTGCCATGCTTCATAGATGTGTTTACGTTTTTCTTCTTTTAAGGTATCTTCAATGTCTGTGATACCTTGTCCTAAACTGTCGGCACATTGTTTGATTTTTTTCTCAATGCCCATAATGTTTTTCTTGTCCTCTTTCCATTCTGAGAACAAATCATCTTCAACTCTTTTACGTTCGTCTGAAACCATCTTCACAATAGAATTCAATTGAGCACGGTCTTTCTTTGCCTGCTCGTATGTGTTTTCTGTTACAACATAGTCATAATGTTTCAGTCCATTGTCAATGTTCGCTAACAATTCCTTAGCGTTTGTAACAACCTTGCCATTCAACACTGTTGCTTCTAATTCAAATTGCATCTGTTTCTCCTCTCTAAAGTTCAAATTGTATTTTCGGCTCGATATCTCCAATGAAATATGTCTGCCAATTTGTATGTCCTGTTTCGATAATGTATTCGATATCGTCTAGGACTTCTTTTCTTTCAATGTGATATTGACGAATGGATGCATTCCCATCCATGAATCGTAGCTCTGCGATTAAATCTACAAACTCATATCCAGTAACGATCAATCCATGTAATACCTGAACAAAATATGCATCAGGAACTTTGTTATCCCAATTCCTTAGCATTTCTGAATTGCGAATGAATGATGTTTTGATTTCTAGGATTCCAGCTCTTGCTCCATCCCAAATTAATCCATCAGCAGAATATGACATCCACTCGTATTTCTTGGAATAAAGGATTGCGTTTTCTTCGTACTGAACATCCATTGTTGGATGCTTTACTCTGAACATTTCTCTTAGAATTGGCTCTAAAGCATTTCCATAACGAATTGCTTCGTTGTCGATTTCTTCCGTAATTCCTTTTTTCTTCTTTCTCCATAAATCCCTGAGCGATTGATATTTGTTTATACCAATCAAAGAACTGGCTTCACTTCCACCAATTCTTGTTTCTCTTGCTTTTAGCCATTCTTCACGAGAATTGAGCTTGATGAATTCAAACTCGTTATTGCTTTCGTATAAGTTCATGAGTGAAGTATGTACTCTCCATAATGTACATCTTCTCCTTTCGAGTTCTTCTTGTGTTTATACTGTGTTTCAATGACATATCCCTCGGCTCTTAAATCTGCGATACGTGCAGACAGTCGATAGATACCTAGTTTTTCAAATGCTTCTGCTCCAGTTATGCTTCCATGTTCTTTTAGATGTTGCAGAAGCAAATCACACTGAGATGGTTTACCTTTCATATTTCAACCCCCAATCCAAATCTCAGAAATACAAATATCGAAAACACTAAGAGTGCGATAATGACTGAAATTGAGATGGAAGCAAACACCTTGAATTGATGAATACGTTCATTGGTTTTCTTTATGCGTTGTTGATGATTGTAATAATCGAACTTGCCCCAATTGGCATTTCCAAATTCAGGAATTTCAAATTGTTGTTCCATAAGAGCTTCATATTTTTTAGTAGCAGTTGATTTTCTTGTTGAAGTCCTTGTAGAACTCTTAGTAGCAGTAGTCCTAGTCATAGTTATCACCAAACGCATCTTCCCCATTCAAGAAGTCCTTGCATGCATGAATCTTAGCTAATGAATAGTTGTAATTCATGCTATCTTTGATTGAGTTCATCCAATCTTCCATTTCATCTTCTGCACATTTGATGGCTTTAGTTTCATCGTTCTCATCGATGATTTGATAAAGAATGCTTAACATCTCGTAATAGGTTGAGATGTATTCAGGATTACTTCTCTTTTCCCAATCGCTGAATGAATCGTCTGATTCGATAAATGAATCAATGTGTTTGTTATCTTCGATATCCCTAAGTTGTTGTAATGTCATCATCATTTCCCCCTTTTGTTTTCTATGTGCTATAATGGAAATGGCTTTATTTTTGAGCCATTTACCTCATGAGTTATCTGTTGGTTTGGTCGCCTAAGCAGATAACTCTTTTTCTTTTTCCCTAATCGCCTGCTTTGAATTAGGGTAATATTTCAAGAATACGGATTTAGGTATCACGATTCTTGATAGATGCTTACATTCGTATGTGTCGCTCCATCCTGATAATGTTCTTAATCCTAAAATCACTTCATATGCTTTTCCTTTGGAACATTTCATAAGCTCCATAACTTCTTTATATCCTAGGTAGCTCATATAAATACGCTCCAAAGTAACAGGCATAACGTAAGAATCAGGAATACTGTTAAACGATCAATTTTGGAATTCATCTTGTGTATTTCCTCTCTCGTTTGAATGTAATCATCAGATAGTTGCTTTAACAAAGTGGTTGTTTTCTTACTGAACTCGGTATTCACTTTGTTAAACTGTCTTTGTTTTGCGATAAAGTTATTGGTATTGGTTTGAAACAACATTTCCAATTCTTCATCTTCAAGACCAGTCCAATTTTCGTCTTTCATTCGCCCCTCCTACTTAAAAATTTCGTTTGGTTCAACGCCTAGTCCGTAAGCAATTCTAGGGATATGCTCAACCTTTAACTGCTTTCGGAAATTAAGAATGTTGCTAAATTGTTGGTCTGTGAATCCAGCTTTTTCGGCAACGAATCCTTGTTTTAACCCTTTTTCGTTAAGAATGTTTTTAATGTTTGTAACAATCTTCACGTAATTATCGCTTGTCAAATTCCCACCTCCTCTTTTTACAAGTTTCTTGTAATCACAACTACATAATATCAAAGTATCTTGTAATGTCAACACTTTTTTACAAATTTCTTGTAATTTTTTTATTGAGCTATTTGTAAAATGTAGTTATAATGAAATTGGGGGGTGAAACCATGAGTATAGGAAGTAGAATCAAAGAAAAAAGGTCATGAGTATTTCGCAAACTATGCCAGTGGAAATAGCATGATTGGTAAAGGAATTAAAGATGGCGATATCATTATTTTTGAGAAAACAAACATCTTAGAAAATGGAGATATCGGCTCATTCTGTATTGATGATGGCAACTGTGTTTGCAAAATCTTTAGGAGACTTTCTAATGGAATGATTATTCTTGAAAGTGCAAATGACAAATATGACCCTATACCAGTTGATGTTACAAATGAATGTTTCAGGATTATTGGAAAATACGTAGGAATGATAAGAATAGGATGATGATTATAAAAAAATAAAAAAATTTAAACTTTTTTTATTGAATTTGTACCTCGTTGTACTCTACTGTACTTAACTATGCTTTACTGTACCTTATTGTACATTTGACAACTATTTTTTTTACTGTATAATGAAAGTACAAAGAAAGAAAAAATGTATGTCTAGCTCTTCTTTGTATTCGTCTGCTCATGTTGGCGCATGAGCTTTTTTTTGTCTTAACAAAAATAAAAAGAGCCTATTCAAGGCTCTTAAAACAAAGAAAATTTAAGATTGAAAACTTAGAAAATGAATATAAATTGCCATTAATATGAAAATATCTGACTTTCGCCATACATAACACTTGATCGTGTATATTCAGACACATTGAGAATAAGTCTGAGCTACAAGTTGCGACCTTATAGCTTCTTACCCTTTTGAACCAACGAGGGGAATAATACCCCCAACTTGCACTCGTCTTTCAGATCTAATAATTTCCTTTTAGCTTCGTTATCTGTAGAAATCGTTCCTATACGCACTCTGAGCTACTTGTACCTGCTACTTGTCTTATAGTGTATTTCTACACATCACGTGCAATGTCTTTGTTGGGTATTTCCTACATTGGCTTTATATAGCTCCCACTATATCGCTTGTAGGAGAGGACGTGTTTCCACGACTTTTTATTGCAGACACGACAAGTTCAGTTCCTTTACATATTTCAAGGTATGCACACGTGGTTAAGTTTGAGGTTTCCTCATTCAGGATATATATTGCTATATATCCAACTTCTTCCTGATAAACTATCGTTTCATCAGGCAATAAGCCTTGTTTAGCCACGTTCCATGCAAGTTGACACCTCTCTTCACATGGTTGACATTTTCATATCAAAGAACAATTACGAGGGTATTTTACCACCTGAAATTGCCAAAGTGAACTATCATAAAAAGAAAAAAAGCACATTTTTTCATGTGCTTTTTCTCTATGGAAAATTTCGCTAGACCGAGTTCGTCTGACACAAAGGATAATCAGACACATATATTATAAACCTAAGATATGTGAAAAGTGAACTATACAAAAGAAAAAAGATGCATTTCTGCATCTCTTCTCTGAAAAAGAAAGGGGTTAAAATAGGAATTAATTGACGTACCCACGAAGCTAAAGCTTCGGGGATTCCAAAGAAGTTTGCTGCGATTATGCTAACCTTATCCTTTGAGGATTCGCCAAAAATCCTTGACACAGTATCGACGAGTCGAACCTGTTTGCTTTTCTTAGAATGTTTGCTGCGCCGTTCACGTCAGCATTGATTTTTGTACCATTTGCGCTTTGATACAAACCTCTGTAGATGCGTTTTCCGCTGAACTTGCCTTTATATGGTTGTTCAGGATTGTATTCTGGCAACACATCGTTGTCAAGAAAACTCGACTTCGAGGTGTAACTCTCTTCTTGCTCAATGTACTGGATTTCGTAGCGTTCACAAAGATTTTTAATCGTACTGCGCAAATCTCCAAAAGGAATATTCGTAAATGTTTGATTGTTTGCCCTTCCAATGTTCACGCTACGCTTGAAATCTTTGTTGTAACCAACTATGATAGTGCCAATATCGTTAAGAATACAGTAGTCAACGATATACCTTGCTGCTTTGCGGATAGCATCTTTCACCTGATTGTTACGCTTTTCTGTGATACGATAGATACGTTTCGTCTTTCCGCCCTTGATGCCTTGCTTATCAGCGATGCTTTGCAATCTTGCTCTTTCTTTATTCCAACGGTGATTGATTGATTTGATACCACGTCCGTTCAAAATGAACGGCGTCCCGTTCGTAGGAACACATGTTGCAAGATTGTCAACACCAATGTCAATGCCTAATGCGTTGTCTTCGTTAAGACTTTTTGGTTCTGCTTGCACCGTATAGACATACTGAATCTTAAAGTATCTGCCTGAAAAGTCGCAAGGAAGAATACGCACTTCTTTGATAGTGCTAGGGTCAATCCTGTTAGGGAATGGAATCTCCACCTTCAGCCCTTCGTGTTGATGTTTAAATGCGTAGCTCATTGGAAGTTTCAAATTCCCATTGCGAATGGAGATTGCGTTCTTCTGAAGGACTAACACAAACATTCCACCCTTTTTGCGATAATGTGGAATCTTGATGTCCTGAAAACGGTATTCTCCATTATTTGCTTTCTTCACGAGATTGAAAAAAGACTTGAACGACCTATCGACAACACGAAGAATCTGTTGCGCTATACCAGCCTGCAGAAGTGCGTAGTTCTCATTTTCTTTGCAAGCATGATAGTTACTTTCATAGGTCAAAAATTGCTTCTCCTGAAAATAGTATTGTCTGATATTGTACAATCCTACGTTGTAAAGGTTATTTGCGTATCTGCACATCTCTGCGATTGCCTCGTATGCTTCTTTGGAAAGACCTTTGAGTGTGTTTGTCTGCGTTGCGTACATTTTGTTCTCACCACTTTTCTAAACTTTAATATATTTATACTATATTGTAAGGTTTAGAATTTGTCAAGACTTTCCTTGATTTTCGATATATTCTTTCAAGGTGTCAGAACTAACTTCGCCAATCGACGCGATGAAGTAACCGTCAGATCAAAATGTACGTTCTTTCCAGAAACATTTTCGCAGGTAATTTGGATATTTCTTCCAAATGTGATAGGTCGTGTAGGACTTTAAAGTCTTAACGAAATTTGCAAGATTCGTATTTGGTTCTACTTCAATCATGTAGTGAATATGGTCTTTGTCCGACTCAAGATACCAGATGTCAACATTGTGTTTCTTAGCTATTTGCTCAGACAGCTTTTTGATGTCACTGGATATATTACTGGCACTCATCAGTTTCAACCGATACTTGCAAACCAAGATGAGATGATATCGTAACAAGAACTTGCAATGCCCTTTACTTCTGTACTTTGTATCCATTCGTTGACCTCCGTGTGGTGTTATATTTTCTAACGATACACAAGGTCAACCGCCAGCCTAAGCTGGCTCAAACTGCCTTACATCCACCAAGCTAAAACTTGGTGGTTTTACGGCTCAAAATATAAAAAACTACCCTCTTTTTGAAGGTAGTTTTTATTTACACAGTCAAAATAGTTTTTACATCAAATTACTTAAACAGGTTTACAATTTTTTGAATTAACTTTGTCGCCCATTTCAGGAATGAGTTTAAAGTGTTCAAAACAATGTTTACCAACCCAATATCCAACTTTTCATCATCTTCATCTGTTGGGGTATCAGGTTCGCTAGGTTCTTGTGGTTCATCAGGTTTTTCAGGTTCTTCAGGTTCAACTGGATTAGACTTAAAGTAGTCAACTTCATGATATGCAACATCTTTATCAATTGGTGTTGAGGTGTACTGATGCATAACACCTTCGGCAGAAAAATCTCCTTGACAAGTACCATCATTCGTACCCCAATTGGCAATCCATTTCGGATATCCATTTTCTTCAATCATAGATTCAAACCATGAACTAGAGGCATATACACCTGTAAAATATCCACGTTTTTTGAAGAAATCACAGAAAACCTTACAAACCATTGAGCAATGCTCTTTGTTCAAATATCCATTTTTCTGTTTCCAACCATCGGCATCTTCCATATCCATCCATACACCCATCTTGATATCTCTATCTTTGATCAGATTGTATGTGTATTCTGCTTGTTCTAGTGCAGTTTGTTCATCGCCACAATAGTCATAGCAGTATACACCATATGGAATGCCTAATTTATCTAGCTTATCGGCGAATGTCTTGAACTTCTTATCTTCTGTCGTCCACCAATTCGCACGCAAGATAACAAAATCGTATTGTGAAAAGTCAATGTTTCCGTTGTTGTGTTCAGACAAATCAATTCCTTTCATCTTAACACTATCAGGAAATTCTTTTGTAGGTTCACTTGGTGTTTCAGGTTCGCTTGGTTTATTTTCTTCCTCAGGTGCAGTAAATGTTGCCCAAGGGTCTTCACCTTGTACTTCACTTCCACTAACGGCCACAAAACAACGAATACTAGGGTCATTCTCATATAACCATGAAATATATCTATGTCCGTTTCCTACCCATTTTTCTGTATATCGTTGTGTTTCACCTTTTACATAGCTACCAAACTTCGGACCAGTTGGACTATCTCTATGACATATAATAGGTGTATCGTTTGTAAAATGTGCAATACCATCTTCTTGAATGAGTTGGCTAGGGTCATAGCCACTTGTTGTACTACCACTACCTGCGTTGCATTTTCTCCAATTCCCTGCCATAGGGGTGATAATGTTCGTATCATCTACATAGAATGTATCGTCAACGTAACTTTCAATAGCAGTAAAAGTATATATGCCATAGGAATTATATGCCATATTACCATTCGCAGACTGTGTGAATTCGATATGCAAATGAACACCACTTGCTCTACCTGCATCACCCATGTTCCCTAACTGTTGACCTTGTTTAATCACCATGCCTACATACGCATTAAAGGTGTTGTCATGGACTGTTTCAAAGGTAACAATACCAAAGTACCCATTTGGACAATGTACCTTGTTAACAGTCTGCCAAGTGGCTTCTCCGTAGCTTGGAATGGTTTTAATACATTTTACTGTAGCAGGTGCATAATAAGGTGCTCTATATCCTGCAGTTCCACTAGCAAAGTCAACTGCTTTTGTTCCTAAATGTGTTCCAACATTTTCTACCTGCGTAATTTTAAACTCGGTCATAGGACACATGAAATATTCATATCCATCACTAGCGACATATGTTTTATTCGGTTGCATAAAATCTCCTTTCTTGCACGAAAAAAAGGGCAAACTTAAAAAAGTTGCCCTTTTGCTTTGCCTATTTATTTTTAATTTGTGTTAACTCGTGTTAACGTATCTTACCTGCCTCATTGAATAATCGATTTTGAATCTCTTCTTGGCATTCCTTAATCTCTTTTGTGTTATTTCCGTCAAGGTCATGTGTTAATAAAGCGTGTAATGATTTTAAGAACAGTGAATTGATTTCGGCTTGTTCTTCTAAGGATTTATCATCCTGAGTTAAGAATTTGTTTATCTTTTCCACTTCTTTCTCTAACCTTTCGATACGAATGTTTATATCGTTTTTCGGTTTCTTCATTGTTTGATAGAAGTTGTAACAAACACTAAATGCACTAAGAATACAACTTAATGCAACAAGTTGTGTTATCGTTTGCGATAAGTCAAACAGTTGTGCTCCATTCATTAGGCTTTATTGAAACCATCGTTAAAACCACATACTGCACTCTCAATCAGTGTCTCAAGTTCGGTATTGGAAATGGTTATTCCTTTCTCTTGTAAAAGTTTGCTTGCCCTTTCCAATGCCTTTTCTAATTTCTCCTCGCCATGAATATCTTGATAGACTTGTTCGACATACTGAACAGTTGTATTGACAACATCTTTTTTGGTTTCGTTGTCTACATACTGGTTATATAGCTTTTTGACATACTGCCCTGCATACATCAAGCCACATCCAACAACAACTGCAATGAAGTCTACTAGACTTGGCATAATCTGATTTAAGAATTCCATTGTTTTTCTCCTCTCTATTGTGAAATGACAATTCTATGCGCTTAAGATTCAGTACCAATCTATTCTATTAAAACGAAAAAGTTGTTAATTAAATCCTGAGGACTATAAGTAAAACTGTATTCTGTTCCTTCTTCATCTTCCCCATGAACACATTTATAAACCTTTTCTTTCCATAAATAGTATTTCCCTACTATATATGTAAAAGCATTTGTATTTACATCTTCAGGAACATGAATTGGATCATCTAATGTTCCACTCTCAGTTTCAGAAATCTGCGTATAAATTGATGATGTTCCTTCCCCTGGTGTCCATTGACTTTGAAATTGATGATTAGGTGGAATAGTTTTATAAAGAACACCATTGTGTTTAAATTTAAATCCTGATTCTTTTGCAACATATGATATTTGACACAAATAATCATAATCAGGATATAAATCGATTACTTCGAGAGATTCTTTATCTTCTAACTTTTTAGCGTTTAGAACTGCCATTTTACATAGTGCCTTAAATTTATTGATATCCATTAACTACCTCCGTAAACACTTTTGCCATGTTATTTTGCTCTTCTTCAAGTGTTTTGATTCTATCTAAAAGAGAATCTCTAATTGTTGGTTTATCATCTACTAATTTCCATGCTTTTTCGATACAATCTTCTTTTTCAATATAATTTGGTTCGTAATGTTTTCCGATTTCTTCATTTACAGGCATTTCTGTTGCAACGATTTTTTTATACCCTTTTTGCAATAAATGTTCTTCTGTCGGATTCCAAATATGTTTTCCATCAAGAGATATCTCGCTAGGATTTATAACGATGCTTTCGTTAATAAATTTTCCGTAATTCATATTAACCTCCTCTTTTTGCAGAATAAGTAACCTCATTCCAACACCCCGTCTGAATCACAGTGTTAGGATAATACGACTTTAGCGCTTTAATTTGCGCTTGGATATCTTCGGGTAAATCTTCTTGAGTTGGTTGTGATAGCTTATAAACCGCCTTAGCACCAGTGGTTAATTGACCAGTTGTACTCATAAAGATAGTTCCCACTTCCTCGCCATTATAACTATCAATATAACCATTTAAACGGTTAACTTTACCAGTTAAACTATCAATATAATCGGCTATATACTGCTGTCCGTCTATTGTTACGTTATCACCACTTTCAACGGGAATACCTCGTAAAGTGATAGGTTCGGATAGTGTGATTGTTTGTTCTTTATACGGTTCATAAGGCAAAAGTGTTGGACCATAATTACGCATAATTTTAACCGTTACATTGTCAATCGTTGCTCCTGGCTTGACAGTCAAAACAATATCGTAATTTCTACTATCATCATCAATAATTCTATTTTCAGATTTTGAATTGGTTCCTATATTTCCAACATAATATGCATTAACATATACATTCGCATCATCTTTATCAGATATTAAACCAGTTGATATAGCATCACCATTTTTAAATCTATTAGGCCTAATTATTACAAATTCACTATTACCTGTTCCGTCATTAGTACCGTTTATAGTTATAGATTGGTCATCGTTAACGGTAAAAGTTACCCCCTTAACCGTTCGTGTTCCATTATGATACGGATACTTAATCAAATTCGCACCTGTAACCTTAATCTCATTTACTGTTTTTGAAATAATAGGAATAGGATTTTCAACACTTGGTGTTCCATCTTGTGAAGATTGACCGTAGATATTCAACTTCTGTAATCGCCTAGAACTAGAATCCGTAATTATCGTAGGGTTTCCTTGAGCTACCTTTGCGATTGTATTTAACATCAACGATCTTCTTCTATATTGACTAGCCATTTGTTACACTCCATTCTTGGAAAACTAGATAATTATTAACAATATTACATTCGTATCTTGTATTTGCTTGGATTCCCATATCGCTTACAACTGTATCAGGAAGAATTAAAGTCGTTGGAGAAGCGCCACTAGTAAATGCGAACCAATATTCGTTAACAACACCCTCTTCTCCTTCTTGCAAAGTAATATCCAAACTTGCTATTTCTCCCCATGTATGAAATTCGTTTGGTGGCAAAGTAAATGTAGTGTCGTTCGTTCCGTGTTCAACAAGTTTTGTTTTTGATACGATTTTTAAATCATCTGATGTTAAATTGCCCTCTAGTGTAACTCCATTAATGCTTGGTTTGTTTTCAATATTGTTATAATCGCTTAATCTTTCTTCGACTTCTTTAAGCTCATCTTCAGTTACATATTCAACATCAGGTTGACTTGGAACTGGAACAAGAATCTCATCGTATTCGGTAAAATTGCATTCGCTCATAATACTAAACTGCCTCCTTTGCTTCTCCTAAAACATTAAAATATATATCTATAACTTTTTTGGAATCTCCTGCTACATTTGTGTACATAGTTCCTTCTTTTGCCACTCCGTTTACATTTACAAGAACCTTTACATTCTTTAATCTTGATGTTTCAAAACTTATTATGTCGGTTTTCTCTCCTTCTTTTCCATCTGAATTAATAGAGCTTAAACTTGCAGAATACCATGTTTCGGGTTCTAATCCTGTAATCGTATAATCCAATCTTGTTATTGGCGATATTTTCTTAATTTGAGTTGTCGTACTTTCGTCATACAGATATAATGCATATCCAGTAGCATCTGCTACTGCATCCCATGATAAAGTTGCACTAGTCGGTGTAGTTTCTACTACCGATAAACCTCCAGGTGGGTCTAAGATTTCTTCAGTAATCGAGAATGCATAATACCCACTATAGTCTCCGTAATTTCCATCATATCCAACAACTCGAACAAAATAATCTCCAGATTCCAAATTACTAAAAACGTAAGTTCTTCCTTCAATTGTTTGCGATTCTAAAAGTGATTTATCACTATCGTATAGACTAAAGTTGTATTGGCTTGCTCCTACATCAGAACATGAAACTGTAACTTGATTTACTCCGATTGTTGTACTAACTGTTGGAGCACCAAATTTATCTGTTATAACACTTAATTGTGTTTCCTCTCCCTCTATACTTCCATTCATGCCTTTTACAATGACTGTATATTGAGTATAGGATTTTAAACCATCTACCAATAATTCTGTTTCAACTTGTTCATAAGATTCATCAAATAAACTGGGATCGTTTGTGTTTTTCACTTCTATTGAATAATAGGTTGCGTTGGTTGCTTCATTCCACGTACATATGAAACTGGTTGCTGTCTTTTCTGTATATATCAGGTTAACAACTTGTCCTACATTAATTTTCGTTGAAAATGAGTAAGAATCAGATACATCACTTCGATTTCCATATACATCTTCTGATTGGACTGTTACAGTGTAATTTTGGTTTGGAGAAAGATGATTAAATGTATATCTCGTGTCCGTTGTTATATATGCCGTAACTGCTCCATCTTTGTGTTTCAACGTAATATGATATTTAGTTGCGTTTTCTACGCTTGTAAATTCTACTGTTGCTGAGGTGGAGGAAATAACATCTACATTAGTAATTGTTGGTGCTTGCACCTTAGCGTTAATACTGGGAAATAACGTTTTTATGTTTTTAGTTGTCCAGTCAAATTCAGGTGTATCATATTGATTTATGCCAGCTATAAACTGCGTTGACATCAGAATATCAGGAACACTTCCATCATTGTTATAATTGACTGTTACACTTGCGTATCTATCACCACTATGTGTCCAACACCCACCAGCAGGAACATTAACTGCATCATTAACATCAACAACAGGGCCTCCCATAACTTGCCAACCATATCCGTTGTTTACTCCTTCGTTATTGTGGAATGTATGATAATTATCCAATGAACAACACTGTTGATTTGCCAATGTGATTTCAAGTTTTCTGTTTTCTAAATCTTGTTTATATGCTACATAATTTGATACACGATAATGTCCGTTTGTCCATCCCTCAATCCAACCTAATTCATGATTTGCTCCATATGCCATAGATTATTCCTCGTACTGGATATAGATATCTCCGTCTTTCCAAAATTCCGGGGGATTTTCTGATGTTCCAGAATATATATCAACTGTTTCTGGTATTTCGATTTTTACATAGCCGTTTCCACTATTATCCAATTTGATTCCGTGATAATCCCCATTATCTTCATATCCTGTTTTTAGACCACCAACATTTTCTTCTGATGCTAAAGGTATAGATTGTTCGTCATCTTCAGGAACTGTAACATAGGCTTTTCCGTTGTCTAATTTGACTGCAAAATTTCTTCCGTTTTCACTATATCCAATTTTGATTCCGCCTAAATGGTTTGAATCTGCTTCAGGCAATGTGTAATTATTAGCGTTCTCTTCAATTCCTTCTAATTTTTCTCTTTCTTCTTGCGTAAAACATATATCGCAATTTACTCGAACCAATGAATCTCCGTTAAACACAAATAATTTTCCATCATCTGTTAAATAAGCATGGTCTTTATCAGGGTTTGTAATAGATTGTTCGTCCGTTACTGTAATAAGCCAAAATTCACACGCTTCACCCATCATAGGTATGTGTACTTTATAGCTTTTTTTACATACTCGTGGATTTAGACTCATTGTTCGCCTCCTTTCATTTCGGCTTTAAGGATATCGCCAAAACAAGCACTGCATTCCGTGATTGTTACACCTAGAAATTGCGATAATGCCTTGATGAACATTTTGTTAATTTGCAAATACAAAGAAAATAATTCTTCGTCTTTATCGCTTGCCTGATATGCTTCAAAGGTTGTGTACATAGCGTATGACAAGTGCTTTATCACACACCAATATTCCTTATTGCCTTTTTCTCCATAAAGCCTGTACAAATAAAGCATGAGTTCTCTACGTGTCTGAGCTTGTGCTTCTAAATCTTCTTTAAGCTCATTGATGATTTCCATTTGATCAGAAATTTGTTCATCCTCAATCATGCCATTTTCTATTTCAGATACACGCTTTTCCAGTAGTGTTTTCGTATGTAATTCGGTATTTCCTACTTGTGTGAAAGCACGTATCAAATCTTCGGCTATACTGTCGCTAGAGTGTTTATTCTGCACTTTTAAGCCTCCTTTTATACATGGCTATATCTTTTCGCATTTGGTCTTGTTTATGTTTTCTTTCCTTGTCAAATTCCTTGCTACGATACTTCAAAAAAGCAATTGCAGTTTGATAATCGTTAGGGTGATTTTTCAAGTGAAGTTCCATTTTTTCAAGTCTGTTCATATGCGTTTTTCCTACAATAAAATTATATAATGGATTTTAAAATAGTGAGTTTTCGCAAACTATCGATTGCAATGTGAATACTTCATATAGTTGATAATCTTCACATCAAAATCTCCATTGCCTACCACTTGCACTTCTTTATAACCAGGTTCTAAAATTTGGTTTCTTTCGGATTCGTTCATATATCCAGTCGCAAGAAGTACATCATAATGTGCAGTTCCTTTGTTTGGATAAACACCATTTCCAGTAATCCAAGCTCCATTAAACTGAGATTGGAAATAAGGTGTTAAATCGATTCCATCAATCAGAATCTGAAAAGAAGTTGCACTTGCATTTTCGATAACGATTTGAAACTCGTATCGGTTGTAATAAATCAAGTCTTGGGAAACACTGATACCAAGCGTGGCTGGACTGCTTGCAGAACCATGACCAGTCAATTCATATCCGTACATATCGACACTTTGATTTCTACGTTGTACAGAACTGTATCGTTGCTTCTGTTTAAGCTCGTATACGTTCTCTGCAAGGATATTTATGGCTCTGCTATATTCATCCATCATGATTCTTGTTTCCCCTCTCTATCAACTCGTAAGAACTTCTCAAGGGTAAGTTCTCCAGTGGTCGTTCCATTGGCATTAATGTTTCGTTCCATTTTTACAATGTAATACCAATCATCTTCTTCTATAAGCTTACGCATATAGTTTGAGCATTCTTCGATATGGAATTTCTTCATATCGTAAATAAAACGAATCTTATCACCTACATTGATATCGCTAGGTAATTCTTCGGTCTTTACAGTGATTTGATATTTTCTACGAGCATAGATTAGTTTTTTGATCGTAGCATCGTACACTGCCTTGGCACATTTGATTCTATCCTCATCGGTAATGTTCTTAACACCATTGCCTGATTCAGGATTGTATGTTCCTTGCCAAAACTCAGGTTTTACACGCAACCAACCTAAGATATTTGCAGTCGATATAGAAGTAACTGTGCAATATGGTTGAGGTTGATTCTGCCCAAAGAATTGAGCAGTACCATTTCCGTTATCAGAAACAAACATAGCTACGTGAGAATAAGGTGTATCTCCAGCTTTATTAAAGACTGCCCAATCTCCAAACTGAGGTGTACTTGGATAATCAAAATACGCATCATATCCTAGGGATTGTCTATTGAACCAAATATTCCATGCATATCCATCTCCACCAATGGCTCTAGACGGATTTGGATAACCAATGATTTCAAGGCATTTTTTGAATGTATCAACACATTGATAAGGTTGTTCAGGTGGAACTCCATCCATATCAATAGATTGTCCATTATACTCATCTATAAAGCCTTGAGGAGACCAGTTACCACTTCCTACTGGTTCTTCTTCATCTTCTACATCTTCTTCCAATGAGAAAGGGTTTAAATCGTCAAAAGCAAACGTTCCCTCAATAAACAATCCACTTTCCATTGCAACGGATTCTGTATCGATAACTGCATATTCCAATTGGTTGTTTGGTGCAAGTTTTGGATAATCGATATAGTTATAATCACGTTCGTTATTGATATTGTTACGAATAATCACAACTGGAAAATTAGGGTCTTGCAAGGATGTATCGTTATATACCTCTCTTAAAGATAACGAGGACATTCCACTGTCTGATTTATTCGCATACACTGTTGCCAAGTTGATAACGTTCGACCAATCCTCGTTGATTTCAGGTTCTTCTAAGATATGGACATTGGTTTTTCCACTTGGTCTTAAAGAAACAGTGTAATTTTTCTTCTCTCCAAAAACACCTACTTCAATTCGTTTATCCTTGGTTAAAGAAACTCGCCAAAATAAATCAGGTGTTAATTCACACGTTCTTGTTAAGGCACTGAGTTTATCCTGCCTTGAATACACATAATCGATGACTTCTTGAGATGCTTTTTCATCAAAGCTCATAATCCATTCATTTGAATATTTCATCTCGTCATCTTCATAGATTTGAGGTATCGTCTTATCTTTCGTGGCATAGTTTGTAGGCACTTGTCTGTATTCCCATTCCTTGATGACATGAGAACAAGAAATACTTAATACACCAGTATTTGTGTTCACGTTTACAGACTGTGTATTGGAATAGAAGATGGCATTTTCTGTATAAATACGAATTTCTTTTCTTCCTCTCAAATAAGGAAGTAATTCGGCTACTCCATCAATGTCTATCGTAGGTATAGACATCATTTCGTTAGACATAGATATATTTGATAAGGATAATTGAAAACGTTTCTTTACATTGCCAAATTCTAGGATTTCAAAATAAGGTATCATTAGTTACCTACCTTTCCTTGTCCAACCCAGTTGTTATTTTTTCTTATCCTCGATGTTCCTTGATTGACTTGTCCTGTTTCACTGCCACTCATGATTGATTTATCTTCCCATTGTCCTGATTTACGAATATGGAAGAATCCACTTGGTCTATTTAAAGAATTCCATTGTTTTGCTTTACGAATTGCCCAAGGCTTAAATTCAGGAATAATCTGTTGAATGGAATATATATTTTCATGTGGTAAAGTTGCATCCTCACCTCGTAGCTCAATCTTTACATGCGTTGTATCGGTTGGTAATTGGAAAAATCCTGACCATTGACTAGACTGTGCGATTACGTGCCAATTTGCTCCGTAGCATAGGCTTGCCCCTCCAGGATGAGAAAAAATCTTAGCGTTGAAAATCTGATTCCAAGAAGCCTGATTATTGTTTGAAGTTGAAACAATCAGTATATAATCATATGTTCCACCAAAAGGAATATAGTGTAAGTTTGGAACATACTGTTGCGAATCATTTACTGCATATCCAACTAAATTCAGTTTAAAAGTAACTCCATAGTTTCCATTATCCGTAAACTCAATCCCTTGTCCAAACCCTGCATTATGAGCATCGGTTAAAGGAATGCCAAATGGTCCAGTTGCACTAGGGTCTCCCCCTAGCACAACATTTGCATAAGGACCTGTATTATCATATGCACCCCAAAATGTGTTCCATTCCATTAGATACCTCCAACAGTATCGTTTTCTGTTTGTCCTGTATTTGTACGGATATATGAGTTTCCATCGGCAGTACCACCAAAGTGATTCATCGTTCCATAAGCTACTCCAACTCCTGACTTCACATTTCCGTCTAAGATATCTCCTGATGCTTCCCAATATCCTGCGTTTCTCATGTTTGTAAGAAGTTTAATCAAAGCGTTCTGAATTTTACTGATGTTTCCGTTTGCATCGCCTAAAGCATCTTCCAAAGCGTGAATAGCATCCCATATCTTTTGAATTTCTTCCCAAATCAATTCAATTTGTTCCCACTGTCCACAATCTGAACAAGCCAACATATCCATTACGTGCATAACATTTTTAGCTAAATCTTCAATTGGTTGATTTGGTTTGCAAGGGTCATAGGCTTGTGCTTTTTCTGCCATTCCACCAACCAAACAATCAATAGCATTATGAATATCTGTGCAATTCTTTCTGCCTTTGTTCATCAATCCTTGATTGGCTTCTAGATTTGCACACATCGTATCTGTTACACCTTTTATAACAAATTCAGGTGCATAAGCTTGTAAGTCCTCACAAGCCTTACATATATCTTTATCTACAACTGCCATAAGCTACCTCCTAGCACGTTGGAACGTTATCCACGTTATTGTTTTTGAATTGAACATATAAGTTTGTTTCATCATCCGCTACCCAGTCATTGTATATAGATAAGAACTGAATCCAATCTGTACTCTGACCTGTTCCCAATGTTCCTGATAAATTCAAGTCCACTGTACGATTGATAGCTTCTGAGATATTTCCTTGTACACTTTCTCGTTGATAGATGACCTCTCCACTAGAATTTGGAACACGAATTGTAATACTTGGTCTAGATGCAGGAACAACACTTGTTGCCGTATATGTGAACGTACTGACAGTTACACTACGTATATGCCATGAAATTTGTTTATTTTCGCCAACCGACATACAGAAATCGGCTTTTCCAGTAACAACTCCATCTCCTACTTTTTCAGTTTGTTCAAGGTTATTCCAATCAGAATATCTGAATACCCAATCTCCGTTACGAGCGACAGAAACAGATAACCCTCTTGTCTCTTGTCGAATCTCATATTTTGCATTGATAGCCAAATTCATAAGCAACATATTCTGCAAACTATTCCAAAGTCCACAGATAGCACAAATGATAGCTTCGTTCATGTTGTACTGATTGGGTAAAAACTGTTCCATGAACTCTTTCCATTTGCAGACATCATATGCAGGTAACTCTTCGATATTTCCTAATATCAAACAGTCGTTTGCAGTCTTTAGATCATCACAAGTGTTATTACCACTTTCAGGATTGAATCCAGTGTTATCACCTAATGAATTACAGACTGCATCGGTTACACCATTTTCATAGAATTCTGCACTTTCTTCTTGTAGTTTTATACAAGGTGAACAATATTCTTCTGCCATACACATTCCTTTCTAGTACGTTATTTCATCTACATAGATATAAATGCTCGCCATTTCACAACATGAATTCTTTACGATTGCGTTATTCATGCCATGTTTTACTGTGAATAGAAAATCATCCAATATTTCTACATTGTTCAAATCCACTTCTTCAAATGGGCAACAATCGCCTTTTGAATACATGACTGAGCCACTTCTATCTATCGTGATTGTTCCGTCATAATCACCTATCAAACGGATACGATTTCCGTTAATACTAATTTCAGGGTTTTGAAATTCACCCTCGATACGAATATCAATATTCGTTGTATCAAGGATAGTTCCTGAATAGAACTGTCCTGCTATCGTTGATTTACATACATCGGCTTTATAGATTTTCTTTCCATATGAATCCTCGCCAAAGAATTCTTCTGAACGCTTGCAGTCATATACAAGCAAGAATGATTCTCCACAACGCATGAATTCATCTAAGATATTTCGACCGACTACACATAAAGAATTTTCTTTTACCAAATCATCACAATGGCACAGACAAGATGCACAATCTTCTTCCATTGGCTTTACGCAGTTCACACAACAATCGCCACAGTTTGTATCGTCTCTAAAGTCATAGCACTCTAGGAAGTTACACGTACTGTATGGAATCAGATACGTTCTTCTAGGGTCTGCAATGTGCCATACTCCCTCATAGAGTTTCAACTCTATATCAAAGGATATATGCCCTTTAAACTTGTAGTAATCGTCTGAGAAGTCCGTTACATAGGCATATGCCCATAGAATCTTGTTATCTTCAATTGCCCATATTCGACCAGTTTTAATCAAGTTTAGCTTGATAAAATCTTTGAGGTATTTCCTCTCTTCTCTTCTATATTTTCGATAGTCAATGTTAATGGTCATGCTCAAGTCTCCCTCAGTTAAAAACTGTTGGGAGGACTTGAAATTCACATAGCTACCATGACCATAGGAATACTCTTCTGTTTCGGTCTTTGTGCTTTGTTTGTAACTCGCTTCACTAATCACATCCGTAGAATCAAAGACCAAATCATTGAATTGAACATATTGTCTTACAGGGTTAAAGTTTTCACAGTTTCCAAACATTTTAATATGCCAATCCTTTCATAAATCTATTTGCTTTTAATCGTTGCTTGCGTTCGTTGCCACCATTGATCGTGATACTTCTATCTCCATAGTTGTAGTTAGAAGTATTGTTCACAATGTGGTTGTAAGTCGCTTGCATCGAATTATTTCCTTGCGATGACATCAAGCCTTTGAAAGCGCCTTTGAAGTCCATATCATTGATTTTTTTCAAGAAGGACACTCCAATACCTTTTACTGCATTTCTTCGCACCACGAACTCTCCAGGTGTCAACATAGCAGGAATAGTATCTGTTCCTCTTCTTGCAAATCCACCTTTAGCAAAATATCCAGTTGGAACTTCGCCACCTCGTGAATCATGTTCTACATTGATGTTTGGTGTTTCTAAGTTCGATACTGCATCGTTGAATGCACTTGCAAAGGAACTCCCTAAATTTGCCCCTGCGCTTGAGAACCTTGAAGCGTACGCATTTAAACCTGAAATCGCAGTCGACATCGCATTAGGAAGACTTGCTACTGCCGTTCTAAATCCACTGACAACCTGATTTCCGTACTGTGTACCAACTGGTGTGAAGTCTTTCTTGCCTAACTCGGCAATCATGGAATCGATATAAGCTACACATTGTCCTGTTACATCGGCTTCTTCAAAACCTGTATACAAGGAATTTCCCCAAGTTGTACCAACAGTTAAGAACTGTTCATCCATGCCCTGCAATCTCGTTAATAATTCTTGGAATTTAGCTATCAAGGCATCGACCTGAGCAGTAATATTCTGTGCATTTTCTACACTGGATAGATTAGCAAGATTTGTAATGACTGTACCAATCTGTGAAATGATACTGTTTATGGTTTCAAAGTTGATTTGAGCTTGACTGATAGATTGCATTTTGCTCACGATGGTGCTAAACGTATCTACAACTTCTTCCAATTGAGCTAGTTTTTCTGTATCAATTTCGACTGCTCCATAACCACTGACTGTTCCACCTAATGCAGTTAACATCGAATTAATGTTCATTCTCAATGTTTTGAAGTCTACATCCATATTTGAGAACGTATCCATCAAGGATTTGCAAGTTGTAACCAAATTAATCATGCCATTCAGTGCATCGATAACATTCTGAATTGTATCTGCACTCATGAAATTTTCCATGTTGTAGCCAACACGTGTTTCACCACTTGGCATTAAATCTTCATTGATTTTACCTAACAAATCAGAAATGCTCTTGATAGCACTGCCAAAATCTTCTACATTGATTGGATTTTCAGTTGCTATTTTAATAAGCTCATTGACTTTAGGGAAAATCTGTAACAAGTTGTCTAAGACACCGATTATGTTTTCGGCATTCTCAGATGTTAAAGAAGTTCCTAATCGAACATCAGGGAATTGAACATCTTTCAACTTCTCTAAAACAGTAGATACCTTTGTAATCGTGGTTGTAAGTTTTTCGACATCGACATCGGGAATTTCTTTTGATCCAAATGCACTTAGTTTATCTGTTAACTGTGATAAAGCATCTATGTTTTCGGCAATGGAAGTTACATTGTCCGTATTCATGTTTTCAATATTGACTGTTGGTAAAGGCATAACAGACTGTAAAGCCTGCAAGATTTCCTTAACGGCTTTCAGGTTCTTTTCGATTGAATCTCCATCCAATGTTCCAACTTCTTGAATTCCCTCAAGCGCTTTTACAACATCGAGTAACTGATTCAAGTTAGAACTTGCTTGTGCAATGTTGCCCTCATCAATTTTCTGTGTTGCCAACTTTCCAATCGCTCCAAAGAATCCACCTGACCATCCAGTTAAATCATCGAGTGCATCGGTAACTGTTTTCATGTTCTTCGATACACCTTTGGAATCGATTTCTATATTTCCAAACTTTTCAAGAGCAGTACCTATATCCATGGCACTGTCTGCCATTGCAGAAATAGATTGACTAACGGCATAAAGAATACCTGCCAATCCTAAGGTGAATATTCCACCAAGAACCATGATGATACCACCAAGTCCATTGCCCAAACTAGCCAAGCCACCTAATGCACCGACTACAATCCCTATACCACCAATAGCAATTGCCATATTTGCCATTTTGGATGCAAAGTTTCCTATATCATCAGGCACTTTCTTATTCACTTCTCCAATGGCTTCTGCAAGCACATATAAAGCTCCTCCTGCACCAATCAAAGAAACAATTCCAGTCAATTGTGTTTTGAAATCAACTGTCTTTGACATGTTACTCATGATTTTGGTAACACCAATCATTGCACCCATCGTTGCTCCTAGAGTAGCGAGTTTAGGAATCAACTTGCTCAAATCATCAGGAATCTTATTATTCAATTGATTGATAGCTTCGACATACAACATCATGTTTCCTGCCATCAACGCAAGTTGAGCCTGATTTCCTAGTTTGGTATAGAATGCACCTTTATCAAAAGTAGTAGTTGCTTTACCTAGAGAATCTGTAACGGATTTGTTTTTATTACTGTTTTGGAAGATAGAGAACAGTGAAGAACCTTTCTTAGTAAAGTTTGCGAATTTACCTTTAGAACCAAACCATTCTGCTAGTTGAGCTACTTTGCTAATTGTTCCCCCACCAAAGGAAAGAACACCACCTAAAACTCTTAATCCATAGGCTAACGTGATATATCCACCAGCTAATCTTCCTAAACCACGTGATATATCGCCACCACCAACAAAACTAGCGAATCCTTTGAACGCATCATAGACTTCTTTTACTAAGTCCACGACACCCTCAAGAACTGGTTTAAAGTCTTTCAATCCGTCTGTGAAATCACCAAAATCAAATTTTGACAATTCGTTTTGAACTGCATTGAATTTATCTATGATAAAGTCTAAGAATTCACCTATCGGCTCTCGATTTTCGTTGATAAAATTAGAAACTCCATACATGGAATCACGCATGAAATTACCAAATTTAGCGATATTCTCAGGAATACTTCCATACCCTAAAGATTCCACAGTATCGTTGATAGACTGAATGATTGAAGCCCATCCTTTTTCAATCTGTGTCTGTGCAACTGTCAAAGATGAACCGATACTTTTTAGTGCGTTTTCCTTAGCTAATTCATTTAAGGCACGCATCGTAGCATTGCCATTTTCGTTTAGCTCAATCAATGCATCCGTAAACTGTTCGATTGAGATTTCACCCTCACCAAGTGCCGTTTTAAATGCACCCATGTTTTCAGATGAATACCCTAGCATTTCGGCTACCTGAGCTAAGGCAGGCGACATACCTGCATCAGTCAATGACAAGTACGTACGAGCATCCAATTTACCAGTACCCATTGCCTGTGAGAACTGTGTAATCGCTCTGTTGGCTTGTTCTTGTGAACCACCAAAGGCAATAACTGAGTTATTCAATGCATCAAAGATACGTACTGCTTTAGGCAAATCACTAGTGATTGAACTAATCATGGTTACAGACTGCATGGCATCGTTCAATGTTGTAGGAAGTCCTAAAATACGATTTTCCAAATCGTCCATTGAAGCATCGACAACACTCGTGTCAAAGTTCATAGCTTGGAATGTTCGTCTTGAGTTGGCAATCGTGTCCATACGATTAATAGCACCTGAGAACGATGTTTCAATCGCATTCATAAATCCACTAGTCATGCGATACAAGGCGCTATATCCAACACCTTGAACTAAGAAATGTCCTATACTACCTAATGGATTGTTGGAAAAGTTGCTTGCTAGATTGGTCATGGAACTACCAATCTTGCTCATACTGTTTCCAAACTTTTGAATTCTTTGTGCTACGCTCGCAATGTTATTCAATTGCGACATGACTTGTTGATAATCTTCTAGTCTTAACTCAAGGTCTATCCTATCGCTTTCAAGTTGTGCAGACTTCCTTGTTAATTCATCCAGTTCCTTTTGGATTTTATCTGCATCGCCAAACTCGGCTTGTAAATCGAGTTTCTTTTTATTTAAAGCATCGATTTGCTTACTGATTTTTTTGTATTCGTTGTAAACATCCTGAAGCTCTCGCTTATCTTGCGTTAGGACTGCTTTTTGTCCTTGCAATAAAGATGATTGTTTCGTTAATTGAGATACCCAAGTGTTTTTTACATCGTCTGATAAAATATCTGAATAACGTATCTGAGCCTTTTGGTTACGGATATTTGCTAAAGCACGATCAATTTCTTCAATCTGACTTTTGATTCTTTGAAAAGACTGTGCATCGGATTCCAAAGTAATCTTTCGATTGTTTAATTCCTTTAACTGAGAATCTAGTTTTGTGATATCTGACTTAACTTTTGTTAGATTCTTGGCTTGGAGGTCAACCTGTACTTTTTGTTTGTTTAGAGCTTTTATCTGTTGCTGAGCAGTTTTCGTATCTAATATCAGTTCTGCACCGACTCTAGGTTGAGACATTTTCTTCCTCCAATTCTTTTCTAGAATAGAATTTCACGGCATACCTATTGACCCTTGGTATTTTCTTTTTAGCCGTTCGGTTATAGCTCTCAATTTCTGAGTATGCTTTTTCTTGTGCCTCGTTTCGATATATTCCGTATGCAACTAATAATTCAGAAACACCCCAACGATCAAGAATATCATTGGGGCGAATTTTCAATATTTTGGCAACATAATGAGCCATAAAAGAGTAGATATTCAAGTCTGCATCGTAGGTTTTTCGGTTATCGGTTTGATTACCACTCTCCTTTTCTGTTAATATCCAAAAACTGTTTCTGTTTCGTTGAAGATTTCAGGGTTGTTAACGATTGTTGCGTATAACGCATTTAACACAGAACCAGGTAGCATATGGTCTGCTAAAACATCATCGATATTCAGTAATGTTTTTACGAAATCATAGATAGCTTGTTGACCTTGTTCTCCTGCCTGATTGTAAACATGAATCATTTCAATGTTTGCCTGCGCTTTCATGACTTCAATTTCATCTTCTAACTGTTTATTTGGTTGAGAAAGAGTAATCTGTCCATCATCATCCTTTGTATACTCTGCACCTACTTTTTTAAGCATTTCTTCAATCTGACTATTACGAGTATCTACAACATTTGTTAGAGCCGTGATAATCGGATAAATGCCTAAAGCCGATTCGACAAGTAACATATCTTTTCTAGGATTGATGTGAATATCTTCAAAATCGATGGTAAACATAATGTATTTACCTACTTTTTTAGCGTTTTTTGGGTACGCTTGAAGTTCTCCTTCTTCAAATCGAAACTTAATTTGGTAATCAACCTTTTTGACTTCCGTTTTGTTTGCATCGCCTACGACTGCGAGATTGCCGTTATTTAAAACGGCATGAGGTGTATCATCCTCTCTCGCTTTTTCAAGACTTTTATTAATATCTAACCAATCATTGATTGTAAATTTGTCCATTATATTGCCTCCTTAGTTTGTATCGGTTTACAGGTATTCGCCTGTGCGATTGTGTTTCATAACATGGAAGAAACTTCCATCCACATCACGTTGTACACTGACTGTGAATGAGAATTCACTATCACTGTTATTGATTGTCTGTGGGAATGAAGTAATCAATACGTTTGGATATTCATGTACTTCAAATACACCATCAGATTGAACTTTTGAGTAAGACATTTGAACTCGTCTTTCGTTGATTCCGTTTTCTGTTGCTACGAAAGATTCAACTTCAGAAGCACGAGGATAAGAGATAATTACTGTCTTACCTACTAATTCTTTATTGAAATATAGATATGAACCCTCGAAATCTACATTTGGATTTAGTTTTGAGTTCACAACTTGGAACTGTCTTTCATCCAAATTCATCAAATTAGGGTGTTCAATGCGAGTTAAGATTGCATCGTTTACATTGCAAGCATCGGCTAAAGAAGCATAAGTGAAACCACATTTTTCAATGTATGCATCAGCAAGTTGTACTTCTCCATATCCCTCGTGGTCTGTTGATTCGTTAACAGTTGCTTCAATTGTCGCAATGTAATAACCATCTGTTTTTTCTGTTCTCTGCATCAATGGGTTTAGCATAAGAACGTTTGGTGTCCACGTAGAAGCAGTGATTGTACGTTCTACAGTCGTTGTTGAAGTGTCGTATTTAGCTCCTAAACACATTTCCTCTAATGCATCGATTGTGTCATCTCCCTCGATACCAGTTAAGCATCCAAGTTTGATAACTTCGTTATTTGCTAAATCATCGATATCTTCAAAGAATGAGATTGAAGACATACCTACCATATATCCTGTTTCTTCTGCACTTGTTGAAGAAACTTCAACTTTCAAACGGATACCCTGAGTAGTTGCAGTCCATCCCTCTCCCTCTGTTTCTTCAGGAGCTTTTGCCAAGTCAACAGTAATTGGTTGATAACCTTCATGAGCAACAGATACAGTCTGTTTATAAACATCGGCATTTGTCATTGTACTGTCTTTGATATCTGCGATAGTTACAGCTAATGCATAATCTCCTGCGACTGGGAAGTCGATATACATGAACATAACACCTGCAGAAAATAAGATAGCGTTTGTAGATTTTGCGAATGTTGCACTCGCCGTATGTGTGTAGTTAGAGTCTGAACCATCATTGTTTGTGTTGATCATCAATGTTCCTGAGTTTTTACATCCAAAGGATTCACAAACGTTAATCATGTCCTGAGGAACAGCCAAACGTGAATAAACTGGTGCAGTAGAGCCTACATACTCAACATAGTTTTTTGTATTGATTTTTACACAAGAATCAATATCACGACTTAAGTTAAAGGTAACTTCTGCAGTTGTTTTATCTAGCTTGTTATAACCAACTTTGTTTGCTACGATTCGATTGATGTTACACTTTGACATTAGGCTTGTCCTCCTTTATTTTTTGCAATAACACGTGTCATGGCTTTTTCTGCTTTGTAACCACCATGTGCATTCAAAACGGACAACTTACGCTGGATAAAAGCGTTAACATCGGTTTTCTTAGTTGTTTTTTTGATAGCCATACTTTTCTCCTTTATTTGAATTTTTGTATTGCCCTTTCTACGAATGGGTCTCCACTCGTTGCTTTTGCCTTCTTTGCGAATACATCCTTTTCATCTTCCACCCAATGCAGGGTTTTTTTTCTTTTTGGACGTACTTCTTTTCTTCCTTTCCAATACGCATTGGAATAATCAAATCCTGCCTTAGCTTTCAGTTGGTTTTGATCAATTCCAACGAAATACCTTGTATCGGATATCTTTTCTTTACACATACAACTTTTTAACGTTCCCTCTTTGCTATGGATTTCATTTCCCATAGTTTCTTTGAACTGTTCGGCTAGATCATCGAACTGTCCTTGAACTGCATCGATGCAAGCCTTAAGCAAATTAGTCTCGTTTGACAAAAGGGTGTATCTCCTCATTGTTGTACGTGTAATGGTAATCTAATAAGAATTGTCCTTCCTTTTCGTTGACTTCGTATTCTCGATTTAAAACGAATACCATAACTCTGCCACTTGGAAGAATCATTCTTTTTGTATATGAAATAGTGTTGGAAACTCGAATTCTTGTACCACAAACTGGACATCCAGTTTTTTTTCGTTCGCCTTTTTCGCCTAAAAACTTAACAATCATACAACCATCCCTAAAAATCTATAACTTCTTCCACAAAGGGAAATTGTTTCCAATTGTCTTTGGTATGCAATCAACAATGTTCGTTGGATATATTCTTCTATCGTATCAGGTTCAACTGGTGCTTTATTTTCTGTTTCATCCTCGCAAGTATCACAGTTACAATCACATTGGTTGTATGCAATGAGATGTTGCAGGTAATCACAGAACACTGGAACAAGACACTGAGGTAAAAGTTCATACCCTGCCGTGTAACGAACAATGATTTTATGCAGTTTCTTACAACTACAAATATCGTTGATACCATAAGGCGATAAGTCGATATATAGCTTATTTTCGTACGCATTGAACGAGAAATCCTCGTCTGCAAGCTCTATCTCTTCAAAATGGATTCCATCTCGTGTTTGTAAAATAATTTGGATTGTTTCAGATTTGATTTCTTTATAGTAAAGATTGGTAATCATCAATCCACCATCGCAATGACAAGAACGGATGAAATCCACATCGAAGACCTCCTCTCTATCACTAGAGAGGAAAGTCTCGCATGAACTGTTTTTCCAACACGTTATAGAACTGATTAAATCGACCAATTGCATGACATTCTTTTTAAACGAATCATCGTTTTTATCAGATTGTCTGATGCAATCGCAACTTGTTTGTAGTTGTTCGTAGATTGTTTCAAACATTATTCAGTTGCAATGTTAATTGGAACGATTGTCTGAGGTTTAATAAGAGCATCCAAACCATCCAAAGTAGCACCCATACAAGTTGCACTTAATGGAATGTCTGTGATAACGGCTAATCGGTTAGGGTTTGTTCCAAAGACTGCACCAAAGTTGTAGTAGAACGTACATTCAGTAGCACATCCATCAGATGGTGTATCAGTTGTAGAGATTGTTCTACGGATGAAATCTTCACCTGGTGATAATGTTGTACCCATGATTCCACCAACACTTCTTCCGTCTAACATCCATACATCCCCAGTTCCCTTAGCTACATCTACTGGAACTGTCTTATCTTCAATGAATCGATAACCCATGAAACGAACGTTTCCATTTGCATCTTTCGTCCAGTTTGCAGGAAGTTCGCCATTGAATTTACCTGGAACGATAACTTCTTTGATAGCCATATATGTTAATGGGTGTACTGCAAAAATGATTTCACCAGTATTTGCACCACTCATTACGGCTAAACGACAACCTAATGAATCAAAAGCGGCCAAAATATTCTGTCCTAAGATTTTGATAACTGTTTTATCTTCTACAACTTCCAACAATCCGTGGAATGGTTTCAATACAGAAGTACCAGTTGCAGAAGTACCATTGATAATGTTGTAAGAAGTGAAGTAAACCATGCTTAAACGTGCCATACGATCACGAGCTTGTCTTACTGTTTCACCCTGACGAGCAAAATAACCAGTTAAATCATTTGACCCAAAACGTTTTTTGCTCCATACAAAGTTTTCTAAGATTTTGTCGCAATCTTTCAAACACAATAGCTTTAATGGAACTTCTGAACCACATTTAGCTAAATCAAGTGGTGTCCAGCAACATTCATTTTGAGTATCTTCAGGCAATGTAGTTCCAACTTCCCAAGGAAGCACGATATTTAATTCACCTGAAGAATCACGATGAATCTGTGCAGACCCATTGTTAAATGCAGTCTGAATCTGACGGCTACGAGATGTACTCAATAACCACTGAACCAATGGGAAATTATTTTGGAAATCGTTTGCTAACTGATTCTGTGAGAAATCAGGTGCCATACCGATTTCTCCAATATTGCTAAGCTTAGCGAAATCGACAATATCAACTGAATTGTTTTCTAAAACACTTGTTGCGAATGTAGGCATTATTTATCTCCTTTCTTAGGTTCAAGACTTCCTAAAAATCCAAATTCAGGATTTACAGTTGGTTCTTCCTTTTTAGAAGTTTCTGTTCCGTTCATTAATTTTTCTAAACGACTTAGAACATCTTCAACCTGTGAATTTAATTTCTCCTCTTTTTCTGCCTCTTTTTTATCGTCTACTTTTGTTTCTTTTGCTTGTAATTCTGCGATTTTTTCTTTCAATTCCTTGTTTTCGTTTTCCAAAGTCTCGAATTTCTCCATGAAACTTTCAAGAATTGTTAATTGATCGCTAGATAATTCGATTTTTTCTTCCGTAACTTCTTTTTCTTTAGGTTTTTCAGTATTCAAATCTTCTTTTGGTTGAATATCTTCTTTTTTACCCGATAACAAATCTTTTAAATTCATTTCATCTTCTCCTTCTATGGTTAGATTTACGTTTGTACTGTCGACATTGGCAGGATTTCCAACAACGGAAAATCCTTGAATATCGATTTCTTGTATGCAAGGAAAGCCAAGTGCAAATGACTTTCTCCAATCCATCCTTGTTGCCATTTCAACACTGACAGACAAAGGGATTTCCTGATTTTTTAAATCTTGTACGATATGCAGTGAATCATTTAAATGAGCACGTACATTCAACGCTTGTCTTCCGTCTTCCAAATCCACGATTTCTAGGTCTTGTTTTGTCCAAGTTCCTAGATTTAATGGCAAAGAGAATAAGTGAATATGTGCCAAAGAGATATATCCTACATAATCATCAGGGAGATTGTTATAAAACTTCTGTATCGCCCCTTTTTCGATAAATAGACGGACATCTTCGCCACCCTCATACATAATTGCCCCCTCGTTTAACAAGCGTGTTGGCTTGTCCTCTAGGAACGCAGAATTTGTAACGGATAACATCACGTTCTTTTCATTTAGTGATTCTAGGTTGATGGATTCATCGATGTTCTGCTTTGCTTTTTTACGAACATCCAAACTTTTTTGAATGTTTTTTACGATAGTTGGTACTGGCATTACTCGATTACCTCCAACGGATTGTAGGCAAGTTTTTTAACTCGCCCTCCACACTGCTTGCATAATTCAATTTTGTATGGAATATTATTTGCCTTAAGCGAATCTTCCATCGCTTTTGAATAAGGCTTTTTAAACACGCAACCTCGAATTGATTTTTGGAACAATTCGTCTTCAGGAAGCTCATATTCCACACCTGGATCAAGGACAATATAGGAATATTTTGTAATTCCTTTTTCACGATAGACTACATCCACTTGAGTACGTTCTTTGATCGCATCGTGAAGTTTAAACGTTGCTATCTTTTTTGCTTGTGCCACGTTTTGTCTTCTTCTCTACTGGTTTTAATTTGTACTCTTTGTTTTGTCCTCTTAGATATGCAAGTCTTTCTTTTTCAGTGGTAAACCACTTAACTTCTTTTTGTTTGTCCATCTCTAGCAAAGCTCTAAATCTTTGCAATCATAATCAGTAGTGGATGTTGTCTGTGTAGCCAATCGTTCAACCGATTTAACGTTTTCAAACAAAATAGTTCTAGCCATAACGTCCGTAGCCGTTGGAGTTGGTTTTGCCATGTTCGTTTTGTCATAATACGTGAAACCGATAGCGTCTCCTTGTCCATTCAAATAAGATTGGTACATTGCCCAAAAGTTTTGAGCTTGCTCATCTTCCAATGTAATAACTTCAGAAGTTGTGGAAACAGTATTTTCCTGTGCTGAAACTTCAGGTTTTAAAGTGATTTTTACATCGAATGTTCTTTTGTTAGTTGCCATGTTTTCTCCTTTCAATCAACAAAAAAAGGCAATATTTTGAGCCTTTATCTATGCAATAAACGTGAAAAACGTTAATGCCTAAATACTCTTAGCCCTCTATATTGCCTCTTTATATTCAGTTTTTAATTGGATATTAGAAATCCAAAGAATCTCCCGTTGGCTCTGTTTGCCCCTTTTGAGCCGTTAGGATTACATTTACTATCTTAGCCAGTGCTTCATGACTTAAGCTACTCTTGAAACTGTTGATAAATTCTTGGTCTGAAATTGTTTTCTTGCCCATGTATTTCAAACCAGTTTTTGAATTCTCGACAATTTCAACAACGATGTTGTTCGTATAAACTCGTCCAGTAGACTGTTCTTTGATAGCTCGATAGTCTGTAACAACTTCATAAATCGTTGTTTTTTCGTCTTTTTTAATTTTGCGATAGCGATTTAAGAAATAGTTATCAGGATTGATTGCAACTGCATGACACTGTGTTCTTGCATAACACAATCCACCCTCTCTTGTTACTCGATTTCCAAAGTCAACTTTACCTTCGAGAATTTCCTCAGCTCTCTCTTTGTTATTGACCTTGACTGCATCGGCAAATGTATAAACATCTCTTCCGTTTACATTGGAAATTGGTTTTACATCGGCTTCCTGCATGATGCTTTCTAAAATACTCATGTTTTTGCCTCCTAAGAAATTTTTATAATATGGTCTGTCAATGTCTTTAAAGATTCCATGATCTGATTCTGAATATCGGTTGGAATCGTGCCACCTTCCTCTACTGATGATTGGTAAGCTTGAATCAAAGAATTGACTGCCAATGAATATTTATATGATTCACTTGATCTATCCACGTTGTATCTTGCTTCATATTTATCGAAGTAGACTTTAGGAAGTCCAAGTTTCTCGGATAACAACGGAGAAAACTGTGTTGCGATTCCCTCTCTCGTTGGAATGATGATATTTACCATTGCATTGTCAATAATCTTTTCCATCGAAACGTTTCCTGAAACATCTCCAAGTCCAATCAATTCAGGTGTCATTCCGATACACTGTGCAAGGATTGAACCCTCTTTCATTTGCAGATATTCTAGGAACTCCGTTGCCTTGGTTACACGTGGAATGTGATCGAATTTGTTCTCGAAATAAGAACTTCCCAAGATAACGTTGTCTGAACTTGAGTTTTTGATTTCCTGAGCTAGTTTTTTGACTTCTTCTCTAGCTCTCTCGGCTCGTAAGTCTTTCGTAGCATTAGACTGATCTAATATCTCGTTAGCCGATACATCGATATCTCCACCATTCAGGAAGTTATCTTTCATCCAAAAGATCAAACGACCAGGACCATCGTAAACGATATCGTAATTCAATCGTTGGTAAACATTTCCGATCAACTCTAAGCGCTGTTTATCTTGTAGCAACTTACTGATTCCGTTCTCTGTTGTTGTATCGGTTCTTAGATTGATGAAATCTTCAGGAAGAACAACCATATAATCTTTGTTTGTGGATAAGATTCGTCCTGAATTTCTGAACTCATCTCTATCTAACTCAATCGGTTTGTTACCTAAAGAAATCGGTTCATCCTCGTCGATGGAAATAGCATACGCAACAGTTCTGTTGAAACCTAAATACTCGGTATCTTTTTTCACGATGCTAGTATATCGTTTGGCTGGTACTGGAATAATTCCGTTTTCTTCATCCAGCCATCGAATACCACTCTTTCCATACAAGAGCATATCTCGAATGGAATCCCTAAGAACAGAATAATTGGTAACCCCTTTTGCGTTTCGCTTATAAAGAAAAGGATTCAAAACGTTGTTGTCTAACTCTTCATTCCCTGTTGTCAATTTGTTTGTGAACATGAAGTTCAGGTAATTATCGATAACATAAGGAAGAGTTGGCAAGTTATTTATCATCCATTCGATTGCTTCAAACTCATTTTTATGTTTAACAAGTGTGAATCCGTTTTTGCAAACAGTGTTACACTCTAACAACTGATCTAGTATTAACTCGGCTTGCGACCAATCGTTTTCGTTGTATCTTGGTTTTAAGGTTGAAGGACTTTTAGGAGAAGTCGATAATTTTTGTCTTTTTTTATAAATTCGTTTGTTCGACATTTATTTCCTCCTACTCGTTTTGTGTATAAACATAAATTCCTCCATTCATATTATACAACATAATTGAATGAACGGATAAAACGCAACAATCCAATTCATCAGGCGACTTTCCAATCTTGGCTTTGATCTCATCTTTAGGAATAATGGCGATTTTTCCACCTGATTTGACTGTGGATTTGGTATATTGCATCTGATTTTTCAGGATATTGGCAACTTTTGTTGTCATTGTCAATTTTCCGTTGTCCATGAGTTGTTGCATATCCAAATACATCTCGGCACGCATATTCGCTCCGTATTTTGCTGAATAATGGTTGTTTTCCTTGCGTTTTTTCGTTGTTCCTGCTCCAAAGTTGATACCGACAACGTTAAAATCCGATGCATATTTGGCTAAACCCTCGACAATATAGACACCCCAACCGATATCGACACAGATAACCTTGGCTTTTGTCCGTCTTTGTATTCTTAAAATGGATTTAATTATCTTGTCTGAGGTCTTTCCATCCACCCATTTTCCTTTATCGATGGTAATAATGTCCAAAATACGGACATTTTTGTATAAATCCATGCAGGCAAGGCATACATCGATGTTGTCTTTTCCTTTGTAGGCACTGTCGACACCCAAAAAGTACGTAAATCCATCTTGTAAAGGGGAATCGTCCAAACGAATATTTGAAAACATGGATTCATCGCTATAATTTTCCAACTCGCATAGGAAATAGCGTTGACACGTGCTCTGTACCTTGAAGAAATCCGACTGTACGACTTGTTGTGTATTTCGTATTCGTCCTTCTTCGATGGCAGTGCGAACATCCATCCAAATAATCATTGTATCTTCAGGAGGATTTTCTTCTGTTAGCTTGTCGTAGAACATTCCCTCGTGGTGAGGGTTGGAAATTTCGATTAAAAGGTCTTTTTCTCCGTCTACATTGGAGAATTCTCTTCGACCTATCTCGACATATGCTTCGTTTGGAACAAGTCCTGCTTCGTCAAGCATATAATCGCCACCTCGACCGATAGCCTGATTGGACTTCTTGGCATCGCTTGAACTTGCACCTAAGGTAATGGATTCAATTGAGCCTCCCCCTTTAAAGGATAGTTTTTCTTTGGAAACCGAGGTCTGCAGTTTTTCGATCTTGTCCTGATTGTCGACAAGCAATTTACTTTTGATATCCTGATGTGCATTTTGAATGTGCTTTGTAACATGACCCATGATGATTCGAGTTGTTGCTTCTGTTCCGGCAGCGACCTGTAAAGTATGTCCGTTCGCACCGATATAAATAGCAATCTGCCCCATCAAATACGATTTCCCATATTGTGAAGTGGTAACAACAACGATTTGATTGTATTTATGTGTTTCGTAGTGCTCGATAACAGCTCCAAATATGACGGCTTGTGTAAAGTACAGATTTGTTTCAAAACACGTTGTAGCTTCGATAGCCCCTTTCATGGCTAATCGTTTGGCTTCGGACATTTCGATGTTGATGCGCTTGTAATGCTTAGGAATGTACCCTCTTGTCCATTTCTCTAGGTTCTCTTTGGGTTCTGCGCTTTCGCACAGTTTGACAACCTTTTCCTGAATTGAATTCAAATAAACTATTCCTCTACGTTTTCAGACGATACTTCCTTGACTTCGACATCGATAGGTTCACCCAAGACCTGACGGATTCTACGTTCGACAATCGCTCTTTCGTCCTCGATTGTTAGATTCTGATTAATGTTAACGTTTTTATTCACGTAGACACCTTCCATCTTATTAGCAATATCTAAAGCCTTTAATCGGTCTTTTGTTTCGGCATCAGGCTCGATATCTCCCATAATCACTCCAGTCAAATACATGAGCTTTTCTTCGTAGGACAACTGTTTTGCCTTTAATCTGTGATGATTACGCTTGGAAATACGATTTTTTACATCTGCATCGTTTAAAACTTTCCATCCGTACAGATAATTAGCACTATCGGTTGCCTGAGGTCTATATTTTTTAACAATTTGTTGCATATCTTTGACTGTTCCGTCTGGACACGTTTCCATAAATTCCATAAAGATACGATCTTTAAGGTTCATTTCCTGAATTTGTGAGTATGTCTTGGTCTTGTCTTTACGTGCTTTGTTCTTTTGTCTTGTCTTTTTCTGTACTAATTCACCCATTCAAATTACACCTCTTACTACATATAAAATTTTAACATTGAATTTTGAAAACGGACTTTCCACAAAAATCATGTGTATTTTTTTCGAGTTCGTTTTTTCGTGTTTGGAAAAGATTTTTCAAGAAAAGGGGGTGTATTTTCTTAAATCTGTACATTTAAACCTTATTTTTGTGAAAAATTCTCAAATATCTGTCTTAAAACGTTTATTTTTGTAATTTTAATTTAGTCATTTTAATTTAGTCATTTTATTGTTTAATTTGGTCATTTTAAGAATTTTGACTAAATTGAAGTAGTTAGTTTAAGCTAATCGAGTTTGAAAAAATATGTGGCTCGGAAGGGGGGTATCTATATATTTAGCCCCCTCTTTATTTCTGTTGCGTTTTTCGAATAATATATGAATATCATATGATTAATACATAGAATAAAAAGAAGAAAAAAAGAGCCTTTAAGCAAAGGCTTTTCTAGCATAATTTATAAGTGGTTTAGATGTGCTATGTTGACTCCAGCTTAAAGCGATTAAAAAAGAGCTAGACTTTTTAATATCTAACTCTTAAAGCTAAGTAAATTATATAAATTATTATAGGAATCAATATCCATATTCCGAATTTTAAGAAGAAACCTGAACCAATCATAAGCAATAATAACCTAATCATATTATTGTGCTAACCCCTTAAGCAATACTCTGCAATACTAAGAACTAGAAGAATAAGAGAAGCATAACCGATAATATTTAAGAAGATTTTACCTATAAAGGCATAAACATATATTTTATTATTCATGCTTTACACCTCTTTTCATTAGGTTTAGAAGTGGTTTAAACTCTTCAACCTGATATATACATTCTAAGCTATCAAAGCTTTCAAATCTTCTTTCTTCAGGATTATAGAAAACGTAATAATTCTCAGTATTGTATAAACCCTCAAGTGTTGAGAAGTACACAACCTCAAACAATTCACTTTTATTGAACTGGTTTAAAAACGTTTCTGTTTCTTCTTGTATAAGGTTTCTATATATCTTATACTCAGGCATTTTATTATTTTCACATAAGCTATTAAAGAGATCTAGAACATCTCTTGTTTTGGTGTATTCTTCTTTTTGATCCTGCCATGTTTTAGGTTTAATATAACTCATAAGTTATAAACCTCCTTGAAGTCGTCTTCAAATTGGTAACATGCCTGCAATGCTCCAGTATACCATTCTTTTTGTGATAGCTCGTTCATAGCTAATGCAAAGAAGTTATTTTCTTTTAGACCTAACGCATACAAGTCAATGAACTTGTATGGCATTATTCTATTGTTTATTTTTTTATCTATGTTTTTTTGATAATATTTTAAAAGTTTTTGTCTTAGTTCTGTTTTAGTCATAATATTTCACTATCCTCCCTATTTGCTTTTTTGTTGGATCATAAAGATTAAGTTTTGCATACCTGATAATGCGTCAATCAAACTATTGTAAGTATCACAATATACAAGTTCATCAACTCCCGCTCCTATTGTGTAAATATCTATGCCTTTGATGTTATAACTGAAGTGTGTTCTTAAAATTTTGTTTTCTTCTAGCACACCCATTTCGTGCAAAGCGTTGTCTATGTGTTTCATTTTGATTTCGATCAGTTCTGTTTTTGTCATTTCTTTTTTTCAAGCCCCATGTTAGAATAATAAAGCCATATATATAAAGGGGTTTTTTCCTTTCATTCATTCAATGTATATATGGCTTGTTTTTTTGGTGGTAGTTCTTCAAGTTTTCCAGGCTCAAGGACTACCTTTTTTAATATAATTCAGCGTTTACGATTTCAATGCACTGCCATGTTTCTCGCAATACATATTCATAACTATAACCATTACCAATTACTACGATATACTGCCCATATTCGCTATGATCAGTTGTCTGTTCTTGTTTGAATGTTTTATGAATTGATTTCACCATTTCAACAAAAGCATCCATTTTTTCGGGTGAAAGATTATAGCTTTCAATCAATTCGCCCACAACTTGCACATCAATTTTTCTAATCATTTTTTTACCTCCCAGATCTTTTAGATCTTTTCTTTACACTGATAATATATCATGCATTAAGTACAAACGCAAGTAAAAAAAAGAAGTTTTTGACTTTTTTTCAAGAACTCCCTTTTTCCATGTCTTTTTTGATCAATCCTATAATATATGCGTTTTTAGACTCTTTAGACTCTAACCACTTAATAATGTCAGTTTCATTATCTTTTCTTATTCTAATGGATACATTATAGTACGTTTTTTTGTTCCATTTATTCGTGGCTTTTATTCTACTTTCATTCATTCCAGCAACATCCTTTCCAGTTTTTCTTTTGACAATCAAACTAAATATTTTGACAGTCAAAGAATATCACTCAGTAGTGATACACCCTTTATTGCAATCAATATATCATGAATTAAGTATAAAGTCAATTTACAAAATACAAAATATAATTTTGAGAAATTTTACAAAATACAAAATACAATTTTTAGAAAATACAAAATATAAAAAAATAATTTTTTTATAAAGAAGAAAAAAATCCCTATATATAGATATATATAATATATATAAATACTAATTAGATAATATTAGATATATTACTATTATAAGAAATGAAGCAATAAATATATATACTTAGAATATATAAACTACTTGTAGTAAATATAAACTACTTAAGTTTATTACATAGTATTACGTATATTATTTCTGCTAAGAAATAATATTAAGTAATACATATAGAATATGATCTAATAGTAGTGCTAAATATAAAAAAAGAATTTCTTGGCGAACCTCGAAATTCTAAAATATCCTCCGTATATGCTTATTTTAAACCGTACACATTCCCTGCCATATCTATTCTTCTGTAAAAAGGAGCTTCTTTCTGTATTCAAAAACGTAAAAAATGGAGGATTTGTTCTATATGCCAGTCTGTTTTTGCGACTCTGTTAGTTATGACTGAAACGTTGTTCTTAATATATGTGTACGGACGTTAGATATGGCACATTGCTATTCGCTTGTCGTAAGGCTTCATACAGGCTTGTTTTGTCTGCCTGAATGTATTTGCCTATCTTCGCTTACAATCGCTCTCTATATGCTCGTTTAATACCTCTATATGTCTGTTGTACCCTAGGGGTAGTTTTTCTGTTGCGATTGGGCGTACTGTGATTGGGGGTACTGCGATTAGTGGTATTTCCATTGAACCCCCTCCTATCTTTTTTTGTTGCGAATGGGGGCACTGTTTTTTCATTGCATATCCCCCTAGTTCTTCCAATGTTTTTTCGCCCATATTCTTGCCTTTCTAATTGCTTTCTGCAATCTTGTTTCTTTCTTCGGGGGTTTCCCCCTCATGTATATGTCCCATAGTTCATGGGGTGTATATTTACGCTCCATGTTATCATTTCCTTTTTTGGCATGAAGGATTGGAATTGCACCAATGTCCTCGGTTTTGGAGACCGATATTCTGCTAATTGAACTACCCTCATATGGCGGGGAATACTGGACTTGAACCAATGACCCACAGATTAACAGTCTGTCGCTCTACCGACTGAGCTAATTCCCCATAAAAGACCATTTTTAGAAAAACGTCTGAAAAAGCTATTCATGGTCTTTTTTCTTATGTGTGCTCAAAACTGACGTAAGTATAAGAAATAGCTTTTTTATCGTGATTGGCTTTGCCCTATTTCGGGGATTCCTTTATGTCCCAAATTTTGCTAGCTGGTCGGTATTGTTTTATCGCTATTGGCTTTAAAGCGTCTAGTTCGCCTAGATAGACTCTCTGTATAAACTATCCATGGTTTTTTTATACAGTTCCTTTGCCAATCTGTTGTTAAATATAAAATAAACCCTTGTTTTGCCTCGTATATAGAAAATCGTTGTTATTTTAACGAGCGACTGGTGAGGCATGTCCAAGGGCGAGACGAACCAATCAGCTCAATATAAGTATATCATTCTTTCATGAAATGCGATTTTTCACGATTCGTCTTTTTCCCTTGTCTGCCAGTAATATTTGTACTTCTCAGGTCTTTCGTGTCGCTTGTGCCATCTGTCATTTACAAGGACTTTCAAGACCTTTTCTTCCTCGATCAATACTTCTCTGTCTCCCTTGATTTCCAAGGCTTTCCATATGCCTTTTTTGTGTTTGTATAAAAGCTCACACACTCGAATGTCTTTACCCTTGGTAAAATATACATCCGATTGAACTATGTCTCCCTTTACCAACTCCTGCCCTTTATAGAGTTGATATTGTTCTTCAGGATATCTGTAAGGTCTCAAAGAATGCCTAACTGCACCATAAGCGATGTTTTGACCTGCCTCAATTCTGCATCGCTTAGTGCACCCATTCTTCTGCCTACAGTGTCCTTGTCGATTGTCAAAATCTGTTCGGTTCTTACCACTCCACAATGTGTATGCACGTGGCAAGGTAAGTCCATTCGTTTCATGCTTGTTGTCAATGGACATACCTGCACTGTGCTAGAACCCTGATTCTGAAAATCATTGCTAATGATGAGACATGGTCTGTTTTTGTCTAATATAAAGTCATTGTACGTTGGTAAACTGCACCAATGTACATCTCCATATCTAACCATTTCTCTATGCCTCCTAGAATGGATAATTGTAATTATCGTACTGGTTTGGATCATAATATCCGTTGTCTGATTGACTGTATTCCTGACTTTCTGATTGTTGCCCTTGTGCCTGCGTATTCTGTTGTTGCCCTCGTTTTGTTTCCAAGAAGTGTATTTGATTTACCAGCACTTCATTTACAGATACTGTGCTTCCCTGCTTGTTCTTATACGTTCTAGACTGGATTCTTCCCTCTACACCGATAAGAGAACCCTTTTTAAGATACTTTTCCATATTCTCTGCCGTTTTATTCCAAGCTACACAAGTAATGAAGTCTACATCTTGCCCACTTTCGCCTGCTTTCATTCGGTTAACTGCCAAACTAAAGGTAACTGTGCTTTTGCCTGATGCTGTCTTTCTTAGCTCTACATCACGCACCAACCGCCCAATCAATACCACTTGATTTATCATCGTCTTAAATAACCTCCTAAACGCTCTAGCGTTCGTTCTTTATTTTCTAATGATTGTTTCAAACCAAAATTTTCTCGTTCCAAGTGTACGATATAATCATGTACACATTTCCAAGGTTTATACATTGCGTACAAGCCTTGTTTCTTTAGTACATATTCGATTGTTTCCATGTCCTCATTTATTTCTTTGTTACGGATTTGTGCTTCTTCTTTCAATTTAACAATCT